GCGGAGACTTGTTTTGTTGGTTCAATATCTCGATCAAATTGCTCGCCGCAATATAAACATTTTACTTTATGAGCCATAAAAATCTCCTTAAAAAAATTTTCTTATTTATATTATAACATAAAAAAAAAGACTTGTCAAAAGAACGGAACTTTGACAAGTCTTTTCATATATAATTATTCTGAAGCAGGCTCTTTAGAAAGTAAGAGGAGATCATCATAAATTAAAGATAAAGCTTCAACTTGTTCTCTTGAACACTGACTCATCTTTTGACCTCTGCCTAAATAACGATCAGTAATTTGAACGATTCGAGGTTGATAAAACTCCTTAAACACTTCTTCAGAATTATTATCAATCATTCCCTTAATTAAGTCATTACAATTCTTCATAAGTTCATCAAAATTAAGGTCTTTAGTTGTATCTTCATAAAGATTATTTTTCTTATCTGTGAAAAATTCTTTTCCATCTTCTTGCGCCTGTTTATCAATAGCATCACTTATGGCGGAAACAAGATTATCATAAGAAAAATCAATATAATTTGGTGTATATTTAAATCTAGAACCAGCTTCATATCTTGGAGTACCACGCATAAAAAGTTTTGTCAAATTATTACCATCTTTATCAGTAACAATTCTTGAGTATCCAATAATATCTGCCATTCGTGCAACAATATTATTAGCTCGCTTATCTAAGGTTGGAACAATTTTATTATACTCATTTCCAGCTTCATCTTTAAAAACTTTATCAGTTGCGTGTGAGATAAGAATTAGACCATAATCCATCATAACAATAGATCTAAGACATTCATCAAATTCTTTTGATACAAGACCATATCCTTTTCCAAAAGGAATATCACTAATACTATCTACACCATAACCGCCATCAGGTCTTAAAGCGTTATCGCAAATATACTTTGTACAATAATCATACGCAATATCACAAGTATCAATAGTGATAGTATAAAACATATCTTTAGCTTTTGGGTCTTTTAACTGACGAAGAACTTTTCTAAATTCTGCCCAGTTATTGATAGGCTGTGCCATAACACCTGGAATTGCATTATAACCTTTTTCAAAAGCTAAAAGAAGATTCTTTTCAAATTTAGATGCGGTTGTAGTTTTGCCACTTTTTGGCTAACCGTAAAAGAAGATTGAATATCCTCTTAAATTACGGCTAACCTGATGCGGCTAGATGTTAAAAATATTAATATCTGCCATTATTTATTACCTCTCATTAAAATACAAATCCACCTTCAGGTACAGTCTGAGCAGCCTTTGTCGCGGCAGCCGCGTTGAAGTTAACTCCACCCGCAGCCTTTTCTGCCTGACGTTCCTTATGTCTACTTTCAACTTCTGCAAGCATAATCTGACGATTCTGATTCATTGTGCTTACATCACTAGCAGTAAGAACTTCCTCATCACCAAAATCATATGGTACTTTTGCTGTTCCTGTAATAAGGTACTCACGGCTCTTGCGATCATAAGTCTGAACTGCGGCATCACCAAAAGCTGATGGTTCAACTTTTTCTACCTTAATTGTCATGCAATTAATACGTCCCCAAACTTTTGTAAAAACAGGGTTTGAAGGTTCAATATCAAGATTTTCAAAATACTTCATACCACCTTCGTTGCGAACTGTGAATGAAACAGGAAGAAGAACAGGAATTGTTTTTCCATATCCAAAGATTGCTCCACTAACTGTTGTGAAATCATTCTCAATATTTTTATCTGGATCTGCATCAATATGAGTAACTTTTGTAATAAGCATATCGGCAGAGAAAGTATTTCTATTTGTTTCCGGACCAAGTTCATTTACGATAGAACAAAATCCACCTTCATTTCTAATTGCAGCAACGAATTTTCCATCTGCTCCAATAAAATCATTAATTGCGATAGAAACTCCAGTACACTGTACCTTAAATGCATCTTTCTTACCGCCATTAATCCAAGTTTTGTCTGGATTATCAATAATTCTTTTAAGAGCTGTATATGTATTATTTACCTGACCACTACCATATGTTGGTGTCACATATGTATAATGAATAGTTACTACATTTAAACCAGATTCATCTACAGCAATATCAAGGTCTCCTGCAATATACTTGGTTCCAGGATGCTTAGAATTTTCTCCTGTTGTTCTTTCAGAAAGCTGATTAAAATTACTACCTGTACTATAAACATATCCTTCAATTCGTTCTGTGTTATTAAATCTTGCGTTCTTTCTCATTAATTTTTCTCCTTAAATAAAAATCAACTTTACTTTTATATTATAACAAAAAATTTTTTAATTGTCAAACTGATATTTTTCTCCAGCTTCAGTTAATGAATACTGAACAGGGTCTTTACCAGTTTTCTTTACATAACCATCATTGACTAACTTTCTCATGGTTCCTGCGATGGAGCGGCCGCTCGTAAAAAGTCCTTCCGCAGCTTCTTTAGATGTAAAAACATTGGACATTTTTTCTTTATTCTCTTGCATCCAAGAAAGAAGTTTAGCACCGTTTTCAGTCATTTCTTTTGCGGTTTTTACTTTATTATTTTTAAGTTCTTCAAAAAAATCAAAAGCATCTCCCCAATCTTCTTTCTCACTCTCATCCCATTCATTTATATCTACCATTTCCATGAGTTCATGGACAAATTCAATAAATCTTTCTTTTTTAGCCATTTTTTATTCCTCTATAATATAATTTTCATTTTATAATTATATTATAACATTTTATTTTTTATTTTTCAATTAAAAATAAATTCATTAGCATAAGGTAATGATTTAGCCCATTTTATAAAATTAGGTTTAGATGGATCATCTTGTCCGCTCCACTAATTTAATTTATGATTCTATCGTTGGTGAACTATAGTTCTAATAACTTCATAATTTGCTGTCCATGTTCTGGTTTGAAGCCATCCCTAAGGGAGCCACCGCACAAGCTATTTCCAGTATTTCTTATCTTTTGTTTCAAGGTACTTTTGACGAAGAAATTCAAGCTGTTCAATAATAAGATCAGATAACATACCTGTTGTGTTAGTAGCATAATATTCTAAGTCCTAATTAAAATCATCTATTTCAAAACAGTCAAGAGTAATTGGTTTACTTGTTAGTTTATGCATTGTTGATGTACTATTGGCGACTGTGCCAATTTTGTAGGTATCAAACTATTTCCACCAATACAAAGGTGCGGTAATATCAACAGATACAAAAACTTGACGTAAGAATTTACGATGCTCTGGACCTGCCTAAATAAGAGCCTTAGCTAATTTCATATCATTAGGTCCAATAGGATTATAAGGGCGCTATTCCCAATTACTATCACTTTTATTCCAACTATTTTTAGGATTTCTCATTCCTCTGAGAGCATGCTAAAAACCCCATGTTTCTGTGTTCTAAAATTTCATTTTTTATTAATTCCTTTCATAGTATTTAATCCATATATATTACTACTATATGTATCAATCCAAAAAGCTTCCTTTTCATTTAGTAGATTACGCGGGCATTCCTATAATAATTCAAAACTAAAATTCCATACACCATCTTTTTGCATTGAATTATATAAAACATTGGTAGCCGATGCTTCAATACCTAAACCGCATTTACAATGCTGTTTCCATCTATCACTAATATTAACGCTTTGACCAATATAACATTGTTCTGTTAATAAATTAGTAATTTTATAAATACCGCAAACTGTTTTTTTACCAAGCACTCTATCACATAATTCAGTCATTTGTTTTTGGAAATATTGAGTCCAAATGAGCTTACTTAAAACAACAGGTTTATGAAAAGAAGCTTTTAAATTTTCTAACATTTTTACGTCAGCTAGATCCGCGTCATTAATAGAAAGTTTATAAAAATTAATCTTATCTTTTTTCTATTGTTCGCGGAGACGAGCTTCAACACCCGCACTTAAAGAAGCTTTTAATTTATTAAGTTCATTTTGAATCTGTTCTTTCTATTGTGCGGCAGAGCATCTAATATTTTGCAGATCTTCATGAATTACCGCAATTTCTTGCTAAGTGTTATTATTTATTGTTTTAATTTTCTACTTTGCTAATTGCTATTGATTAGCAATATAATCAGCTGTTATTTGTTTTTGATTAGCAATATAATCAGCTGTTGCTTTTTCTGCTTCATTTTTAGCAGTTTGCGCTTCTTTAATAATATTCTGTATTTTTAAATTATATTCATTATATGTATTAGATAATTCTTTTATCTAATTGTTTAATTGTTGTTTTTTCTATTGCTATTTAGTAATACTAACTTTTTTTAAATCAACTTTATGAATTAATATTATCGCAATAATAAAAATAATAATATCTATTATCGTTAATACGATCATTTTTATCTCCTAATAGAATAAAAGAGCTAGATATTTTTATATCTAGCTCTCCCAATTTTCTTAATTATCAATCCTCTGCATCTGGATCAAATTCTCTACCTTCATCAGTAAGCTGAATAAATTTAACTCCCTTATGAAGTCCAGTTTCCGGATCTTCAATTTCTGCAGGGACACGAACCATTAGCGGAACCTAGTTCTTATCCTTGTCCTTATGGCGCTGAAATGCGGATGTAACAATGCCATTAACAACTCTTACGCCAAGACCAGTTGCCTCTGCAATATCAGCTGCTGTAAAATCTTCTCCATCGTGTTCCTTAACAAAATTGAAAACAAGTCTACTATTTTCTTTTAACATATTTTTTTCTCCTTTTATTCTTATATATGTAACTTATATTTTATTAAGATGAATTTTTTATTTCGTTTAATCATCTATTCTTATTATATTAAAAATTTTTTTAATTTTCAAGATAATGCTGAATAAAATCTGCTTCAGTAATAATCGGAATATTGCGTGCTTTCGCAGCTTTGTTTTTAGCCGATGCACTATTTATATCATTGTTGATAAGTATATTTGTTTTTGCAGAAATTGAATCTGTAACTTTTCCGCCATGCTCTTCAATAACTGACTTTAATTCAGCTCTATTCTTAAATTTTGTAAGTTTTCCCGTAATGACTATAGTTTTTCCTGAAAGATTATTATTTATTTGATTGTTGTTTACAACAGGGGCTTCAATATATAAAATTTTAGAAAGTCTATCAGCTTCCGCATAATCAAAATTTTTAATACTATTTTCCATTTCTATACCAAAGTTATCTAAATCATAGAAATGATATGAACTATCTTTTACAGCATCACGGAAATCTTCATAAGTTTCAAAATAATTAGTTAAATCTTTAGCAACTGCCCGCCCAATTAAGGGAATACCAATAGCAGAGATAAAAGCATCAAGTGCTGTATGTTTACTTTCTTCTATTGCATTTAGAATTTTAGTAACTGATTTAACTCCGAAGCCAGGTTTAAGTAAGAAGTCCGACCTAAATTTTTCGGAAATGTAATATAAATCTTCTATGTTTTCTACCCAGCCCCATTCAATAAATTTTCCAAGAGTTGCTTTTGAAAGTCCTTTAATATCTAATCCCTTTTTCCCACAAAAGTGATCAAGTCTATTAACTAATTTTCCTTCACATTTTGGGTTTGTGCAATATGCATTTATAACTCCTTCTGAACTTTCTATATATTCTACTTCCTCGTGACAAATTGGACATCTTTCAATAACATCATTCGCGGAAACTCCACCATGACTTATTACATATCCATAATCATATTTTGGACCAGCTTCTATAACCTGTGGAATAATCTGATTCATTTTTGCAATTTTTAATGGCTCGCCGCAATAAGCACAATCACCAAGAATCTCTTTCATAATACTAACATTATGAAGTGATGCTCTTTCTACTGTTGAACCATCAATATCAATGGGGTCAAAAACTGCTACAGGAGTTAGAACGCCTGTTCTTCCCATAGTCCATTGAATATATTTTAAACGAGTATCATAAAGCTCATCATAAAATTTATAAGCATATGCTGCATTTGTATGATGACTGGTTTCTCCGAGACTCAATCCATACTTTATATCATCAAATCGCCCGACTAATCCATCAATTGGATAGCCTAATTTACTCGCTTGATGAATTAAAAATTCTTTCGCATCCCAATCAAAACTAGAAGTCCATGGAACAATTAAAAAACCTAATTTTTCTATTTCTATTAATTTCTGTAAAAAAGAATTTTCTTTATTAAAACCTTCTACGATATTCCATACTATGAAGGTTAAATTACGTTTTTTACATTCTTTTGAATCAAGAAGTCTAATAGACCCACTAGCAAAGTTACGTGGATTTGCGTACTCTTCTGAAAAATTTAAAAAATTTTCAGAAGTACAAATGATTTCTCCATCAATTACAAGTTTTTCTTTATAAGGAATAGAAAATGGAATTGAAGTAAGGGTTTTTGCATTATGTAATATATCTTCTCCAACTAAACCATTTCCTCTAGTTTCTGCTTTAATTAATTTTCCATTTTCATATGTTAAAGAACAAGTTAAACCATCCAACTTTACCATGCCAATAACATCTTTGTTATTAAAATAAGTTAAAAAAGTATTCCAGTCTTTAGTTTTATCTAAAGACAGCATTTTATGGTCATGTTTAACTTTTTTTAATTCAGAAACTTTTTCAAAATGAATTTTTTGGGTTGGAGAATCTGCAAAAATAATACCAGTTTGCTTTTCCCATTCGGCTAACTCAAAATAAAGGTCATCCCATTCCTTATCTGTCATAATAGGATGTCCTGCATCATAGGCTTCAGTAGCTTTATTAAGTTTTTTAATTAAAATACCAATATCTATTTTGCTTTTCATAATTAAATCCTTTTTATATTTTATAATAAATTATAATATAATTTTTTATAAAAAACAAGTGAAGAATAAATTTATTCTTCACTTAAAATTTTACAACAGATGAAATATTAGATTTTATCATAATATTACCAAAGCTTGTTCTAGTTAATAAAGGTAAATCAGTTGCGGCAATACATATAGAATTTGGCTGACCGGTAAGTAAAACCGTATCTTTATCTGATACAACCGCAGCTCCCGCAATCTCTCCATATATTGCGCTCGGTCTATAAATTACAAGACCTTTACCGCCTCGACCTTGTAAATTAAATTCTTTAATAGAAGTCTTTTTACCATATCCTTTTGTTGAAAAGATAGCAATTATATCTTTTTCTGAATGAATTGGTAATCCTACAACAACTTCATCATTTTCATCTAATTTAATTGTTTTAACACCTGCGGCGATTCTACCTATAGGATTAATATTTTTGCTTTCAAAATAAATTGACATTCCATTTTTAGTAATTACAAGAATATTTTCCTCGTTAATAAATTCTACATTAGCAATAGAATCTCCATCATTAATTTTAATTGCCGCAATACCTGTACTACGTTTTACTTTTGTATATTCTTCTAAGTAAGTCTTTTTCATTAAGCCTTTCTTAGTAAAGAA